GTACTCAGAGATCCAACAGCAGTTTGAAATCTATCAACAAACCCATATCCATTAGATGTAGTTGACACCCCGCGCTGGGCCACTCTCATATCTCCGTTGATTATGATGTTGCGATTAGATAGTTGTCCTCCACCAACCGAAGTTAATTTTGCAGTGCAAGTTCCATCTGATGCTGTTGTGATCGCATCACTCGTTGCACTATTGTGTCTGATTGCATCTACTTTTAATGTGCTCACTACGTTTCACTCCAACAAGTCCAGCTAATATCACCCGAATCAAAATTACCACCATTATGAACATAAAATCTGACGGTAGTTATCGGAGTACTACCATTTTGTGGATGAGCAACAGTTATCTGAGATGAGGTAGTTCCTTCTTCCATAGTAGTAGCCACCATTGTCCATCGTTCTCCTGTACCACATTTCATAAATGTTAATTGTGTCGTAGATACATCAGCAGAACCACCACCGATATATCCGTTAAGGTAAACTAAATTATTCGTTTCAAATACCCCGTTCTGACTAGCACCTATCAGGTTCTGACAAAATTTATAATAACTACCACCAGTCTGTATTCCACCAGACGTTCCAACTCTAAAAGCTAGATATCCACTACCAACAGGTGACACATTCAATGCAGATAATTCTGCTTTGAAGCAATTAGATGGTAAAGTCGCATCAAAATAAGAAACACCAGATATATCTGATACACTTGTTCTTGTTGCTTTTACATTTGAAGTATTTGTTGCTACTGTTGCAAATGAGAGTGCACCATTTCCATCAGTTTTTAAAAATTGTCCAGCACTCCCGTCGGCACCAGGTAATTTAAAGGTACGATTTGCCGCTGGGTTACTATCAGGCACTGTGAGAGAGACACTATTGCCTCCCGAATGTACTAATTTTATGTTACTCATCCCTTAACCTCCATTAGAGTTAATGAAGAAGCAGATACACCTACATTTGAATTATTTGTGTTGTGGCCTGCACCCTCTCTATTTAAGTACACAGTTTGTGTTCCAGCAAAACCTGGCTTGATATGTGCAGTATAAGATAATGCAGAAGTAGAATTTGGTGAATCTAAAAATGTCATCTGTACATTTGATTGCATCCTATTAACAGCAGCACTACCCATACCAGCACCAGTTGCACGAGCTCTACTGCCAGAAGCATCAGCAATACCGATTGGAGTTCCATCCCTCTTTAAAAGAGCCTGTGCTCCGTTAGTTGAACTACCAGTTGATATATGCACAGTGCAAAGAACAAGAATTTTATTACTACTTGAAGATGGTGTAATGCTTAAAGTCATCACTGCATCTGAAAAATTACCTGTTGTCAAACTTTGTTCAAACAAACTTGTTCTATAAGTTTGTTGTGTTTGTATTATAGAACCAGTGGGCATAGTGAGTTTTGAACCACTCGCTGCACCATCTGCAAGAGTTGCTGTATTTACAACACCAGAACCGAGACCCCCTACTGAGAGTCCTGAAATACTTCCGTTTCCATTAATCGTTACTGGCATTAAATTCTTTACTCCCTGATATTTATACGATAGTCAAGAAACTACCTGATGGTACAGTGACTGTGACGCCAGCTTTGATTGCTATCGGTCCTGCAGCCATCGCATTTTTGTCTGTAGATATAGTATAACTCACATCGACTGAATTGTCATTCTCAAAGAATACGGTGTTTGTTGATGCACCACCAACAGGAGCACCTGCAGGTAGTCCAGTTAATCCAGAACCATCACCAGTAATTGTTCCACCAGTGACATTTATACCTCCTCTTGCTGTAATTATTCCTATCGCATCTATATTTGTTACGTCTTCGTATGTTAGTGTTCCTGCAATACCAACAGTCCCGTTGAACTTCGCATCAGTTACAAAAGTTATTTCTCCTGTCGCACGATCTACATGAAAAGTTGTGCCAGTCGTAGTAATACCAACAGTACCAATACCCGTCTGCGTTCCATCTAAATGAAGTAATAAGTCTCCATTAGAATTTGTTATTTTTATTTTTTCGTTGACTGATGCACTAGTAGGATCTGACTTTGCCTCAATACCATGAATTCTAAGGGTACTCATTCTTTTAGTATATCCTTTTAGTTATTTAGCCTGATACTTCCATCGCATGCATGAACTTTTGATTATTATATAATCCCAAGTAAATACTTCCACTTGATACTGTTGCATAGGCAGTGTAAGTAACAGGACTTGTAGTAGCAGGTGAATCTAAATATTGAGTCATGATAGATGTCTGTATTCTTTGATCAGGATTCCAGAATTCCATCAAACCACGACCAGATCCTGAACCAGTAAGCACATTCTCAGCAGTTCCTCCACCAATACTTCTGTAAAATGTTAAGTAAATTCTTTGATTAGCTGCATTAAGATCAATAAACGAATTCATTGAAACTAATATTTTACTATCAGATCTTGTTGGAGTTATAGTTATTGCAAAATTACCACCAGTGCTTGTTCCTGCATGGTAAGAATTCTGATTAAATTCTAGAGATACAGAATGAATTACCTGTTTGATTTGAATAATACCACCAGCACTACCAGAAGGCAATCCATCTCTTGGAATGATTCGATTGGTTCTTAATTCTGACATTATGCTGAATACTCCGTTAATGTAAGTGTGCAACGACTTTTAACGTGACTACTACCAGAACCTGCTGCTTCTACATTTGGTCGATTGAAACGGAGTGGATAACTTGCATTTTGAGTCCTTGCCTTTATATTATATGTAACAGCAGATGTGGAATTAGGTGCATCTAAAAAAGTATAATATTCTCTCTTTGGTGCATACTGTTCAAAACCACCACCAGTATTAAAGTTGGAAGCAGTGTTCCAGTGTCCGTGTCTGACTGTAATTGTTCCGTCAGCGGCTCCATCTGCATTTCCTCTCAATTGTGTACTACCCCTTAACAATTGAACATATCCAGTATAATAATTAACTTTGGAACAATCTAAACAAAACTCTACTCTAATTTTACTTGTAGCAAATTTTGGTGTGATATCTCCAGACATTAATTGTTGAAAAGAGGTGCTTGTAACAGTTGTATCAGTGCAATAGTTTACTTCAACAATCTGTATCACCCCACCAGCGTGTTTTACTGTTGATGAATCACTTCCAATTCCACCAGTTGGTACTATTTTATCGACTCTTAATTCTGATGCCATAATTATTCGGGTTCAGTTGGCCATGTAAAAGATGTTAAATCTAATTCATAATCAGAATTTAATTTTGGTGATGCACTTGCAGGTAAATCACGGAGTGCCTGACGATAGTTAATCCAATCATCAGAAGGTGTTTGGTCTGGTAGAACTCTCCAATCTGTCAATGCAATTTTGTTATTTCTTTCAATACGCAATAGTCTCATTGGTTCTGCTGCATCAAGTTCTGCGATCTTATCAACAACTTCTGTTTTTGTTGGTTGTTGCCCACTATCCAACCATTCAAGACCAGAGTAGTCATTCCCACGAAGAACCCATTGTGCTCCTGGTTTTAATGATTGTAATGCGTGTGTAATATCGTATTTCATAATTTTATTTATTATTAAGTTGAAATCTCTGTAAACTGAATTTTACTTACAGCTCGACCAAATCTAGATGGATTACCTACACTCGCTCCATCTGAATAAGCAAGATTCATTGCAAATGTACTCTCTCCAATTGTAAACAATCTAAAATTCAAAGTTTGTCCAGCAGACCAAATTCCATTTCCAACTATTAAAAATGTTGTAAAAATGTTTATACCTCCATTTTGTGCTCCATCACCTCTTACATTACCAAACATGTTATTTGAATTATTACCATGAGTGTTTACAGTATTATAATTCAAGTCAGTATAAGAACCTCCTGCAACATTATAATCCATTTTAAAATTTCTGTCAGCATTGGATGATCCTGTAATCGCACCATTTATCTCTACTTGAACTAAAAGATTAGAATTAGTTCCCTCTGTCACAAAATTTTTATTATCAATACTTTGATAAGTACTTGAACTAGAACCAAATGCTGTGGTTTGATACATTTCATCTGATTGTACCTTAAGGATCATACCAGACTGTTTTAATTTATTTCCTGTAATTCTTCCATCTGGATGAAATGTAATTGCCATAACTCTCCTATACTACACGATAACCCATGCACCGTCAAGTGTCATGGTTGAGCCTAATGTAATTGGTCCTGCATTCAGTGCGTTTCGACCAGTTCCAATATAATATCCATTTGGATTATCTAATCTTGCATTAAAGATGAGAGACCCATCACCAATGTATATACCTCTAAATGAATTTGCAGCACCAACTGTTTCATAATTATCAACAGTGGTTGTATTAATACCAAGATTCTTTGTAGTTGTAATACCAGTGCTACCAAAACTCCATTCACTATTAACTGGTATATTTAAATTAGTTAAGTTCGCACCACTTATAGCAGGTAATGCTCCTGTTAATTGTCCAGCAGGTAAACTCGTTAAGTTCGCACCACTACCATGAAATGCAGTCGCAGTTACAACACCAGTGAACTTACCATCACCACCAACATCAAGTTTCGATGATGGAAGTGTAGATCCAATACCCACATTTCCACCAGAATTTTGCGTGACACCTCCAGTGCCCGATTGATGTTTCCAGTTGTTAAATCGGATATCAGACATTATATTATACTTTCAATTTATGGTTTAGGGAACGCAGTTTTTACACTTGTGATTCCAACATACCAACTACCAGTCGTGGCAGCTGCTCCAAGTTTTCCATCCTTCATGTCATGGTAAAGTTGGTCTAATTGTTCATTAATAAAAGCATATCCACTTGTGCTTCCTACACCTAATCTTCTTTGTGATTTGTAAGAATTATGTTCTAAATCCCATGCAGCTTGTAGTGCTGCTAATCCATTTGTACAATCAGATTCAGATGGTTTAGAACCTCCATCATGAACTACAAGGTTTGCATAAATTTTATTATCTGGATCACTAAATCCAAACCACTGTCCTGAACGAACAGTGCAAAGATAATTTTCTATGTGATTTGGTCTGTCCATTTTTAAGTATCCGCTAATTTAATAAATGACATTTTCATATATGGTGTCGTCCATCGCACTCCATTACTATCATTATCTTGCACATTAGTAGCGAACCTAACTTTATGAGTTGATGTATTAGTGCAATCAAAAATTCCAGAGGTATAAACACCATTATATCTATAACCAGCACCATAATTATCAAAATACCCAGCTTCATTTAATGCAAGTATATCAGAACTTGAAAAATTATCAGTTGTACTCTTTATAGCAAGGTATTGAAATCTACTTTGACGACCAGAATCTACTCTTGTACATCTTGCTTGAAAAGTAACTAGCCAGAATCCAGTTGTAGGAAATGTAAAGATACCAGATGAAGCTGACATTCCAGATCCTATATAAGATCCACCACCTGTAAATCTTGCTACGTTACTTGATACTGGGTCAACAGTACCAGTGAAATCTGATGATACGTACCATGTATCTGCTTGCGTTATACCAGCATTGCCAAATGATAAAGCCGATCCGTTTGTTGTTAAAAATTTACCTGACTGCCCAGATTGTGAGGGTATTGGATCCGTAACACCCTTTGCGATGTACGCCCAGTTTGCGTGTGCTGTTCCACCAGATGATGGATTGTTTCCTGTTGATGCAGTTGTACAGATATAAGTTGATGTAATGCCAGTATCTGTGAACACAACTAAATCATCAGGAACGTATGCTGTTGCATTATTATACGTCCCTCGAAAAACTTGTTTTATTTTGCCTAAATCAATTGTTGCCATGTTATCAAATGGTTGCGATTAGATTCCCACTGCTATTTATACTGAAAGTTATACCCGATGGTGCAAACAATACTTGTTCAAATGCATCATACTGTGCACTAGTAATATCATCAGCACCTCCATTGGTTGTTCTAACCTGTAAATTACTTCCAATTCCAGTGAAACCATATACCTCTGGACCAGAAACTCCTGTAAGATTTGTACCACTTCCATGAAATGATGTTGCAGTAACAGAATTAATACCACTAAAACTATTTGCAGTAACAATACCAGCAATGACAACACCATGAGCATTAGGTGTATATGTACCAACACCTGCGGTATGCGTTATTTTATTGACTCTAATTTCTGATGCCATTTAATGTTAAATTATGAAGGTTCAGTTGGCCAAGTGATGTTGAATGGATCACTCTGTTTTGAAATATCTCTCAAAGCTTGTCGATAAGTTACCCACTCTGCTTTTTTTGAATCTGTTAGTGGTGAATCAGCATTTTGTGTCCAATCACTTGCTTTTAACAATTTTGTTCTTTGTGTACGAACAAACTGCCATTCTGCAGCAGTTTTTTCTGATGTAGTTCGTGTATCATAATGAGCAAAAGTTGAACCATTATAAGTCCAGTTCACTTCTACAGAATCATCACAGTCCACCCATTTAAGATTTGAATGAACTTCAAATGTATTTGAAGATTCCTCTATTTGTTGAACTATTCCGTTTAGAACTAATGCTTTTTTAGCCATTACTTGTACTCCTCAACGTAAACTATACCAGGTCCACCTGCTGTACCAGCACCTTGTGTATTAGATGCCTCATCAGCAGGACCTCCACCAGCTCCATATACAAGTGCATCATATGGAGCATTATATGAATATTGATCACTGGTATTGTTACCAGCACCCGCTGCACCACCACCCCAGTAAGATGATCCTCCTACATATCCTGCAGTTTCATCATTACCATTACCTCCACCAAGACTGGTTCCATTACCACCATAAAGATTTATATCACCACCAGAACCAACTCCAGTGTTATGAGATGTGTAAGGTTGCGTTGCCGCTTTCTTCCCACCTCTTCCACCTGTTGCAGAACAAAACGAACCGAAAGATGAAGTACCACCATTACTTCCAGCAGTGTTGTAATTACCACCAGGTCCTGCATTACCCACGGTTACAGTAACAGAAGCAGTTGAGGAAACATCAATAAATTCAATCGCAGTGCCTCCAGCATCACCACCTGCTCCGTGGTTCCAGCTACTACCACCTCCGCCGCCGCCTCCGCCACCTCCAGTGACGATAACTTTAACTTTTTTAATACCAGATGGTCTATTCCAAGTTCCACTTGAGGTAAAAACTTGCACTGATGAAAGACCTGAATCTACTCCTGTTAGATTTGCACCACTACCACTAAATGATGTTGCGGTAATAATACCAGAAGATATGTTAATACCTTTTGTAAAATTAACAGCATCAACACCAGTTTCACCTATAATATTCGTAACTCTAATTTCAGACATTTTTTACGATACTTTTTTTTTATTTATGTGATTAGAATACACCTAACACATTCATTACAAATGTAGTTCCAGCAGATACATGAAAGGTAGCACCTGTTGAGACATTGATACGACCCAATCTTGTGAAGCAAGTATTACCAGACATATTATCTGACTCTAAACGAATTGACTGACCAGCACCAATTGTAAATGATTCTGTTGTTTTGAATATCAGATTTTCAAGTGTACCTTGTGTATTACTAAGTGCAGTTGAAAATCCACTGATACCTGTAAGACCAGAACCATCACCTGTGATTGTGCCACCTGTGACATCTATACCAGCTCTTGCTGTAATGATACCAATTGAGTCTACATTCGCAACGTCTTCATAGGTCAGTGTTCCAGCGATACCAATACTACCAGGAAAATCTATCTTGGTTTGCGATTTTATTTCGTTATTGATTCCGTCGAATTGTATTCCCATCTTTTTAATTATTTATGATGGTTGATTTGGCCAAGTAACAGATGACATATTTAAATTTCCATCCGAATCAAGAGTTGGAGATGCACTTGCAGGTAAATCTCTGAGTGCCTGACGATATGTTTTCCATGCATCATCATTAGATAAATTTACATCTCTAGATTGCGTCCAATCACAAGCTATTAATAATTTATCTCTTTCAATCCTAAGTAATCTCATGGGTTCTGCATTATTTAATTCTGTAATTTTTGCTGTTACTTCACTTTCTGTTGGTTTTGTATCGCTACTTATCCATACAAGTCCACTATAAGTTGTACCTGAGAGAGAATATTCACTATTAGGTTTCCATACCATTAAGGCTTCATTGATGGTATATATCATACTGCTACCTCCATTAAAATCATTCTACTAGCAGTTCCATCACTATTAGCTCTAGCAGCAGTACCAGAACCTCCTACACTTCTGTTTACTACTGTTTTATATGTATGTGTACCTGCACCTGGAGAATCCTCTTGCACAATAGACGCGACACAACCAGAAGCAACAAAATATGAACCTGACCCAGGACCACTTGTCACACAAGCTCTGTTTCCATAGTAAAGAACAGAATCACTCCCAGAGGTAGTTCTGATAAGTCTTAAACCACAAACAGCAAAACCAGTTGCATTATATTGTCTTGCCTCTAAAGATTGAGCTACAAATATTAACACTTTATTTGAGCCAGTTGTGGTTATACTGGCTGACAATCCTGTATCAGTATAAGTACTGCTGGTAACTTCTACTTGAGAACCTTGAGTTGCATGGATTTCTTGAAGAATTATACCTCCACCTGCTTCTGCGAATGTCCCATCCCCTCGCAAAAAAGTTGAATTACTTGCAGTTCCTCCACCCAATCTTGCTGATGTTACGATACCCGTTAGATTACCAGCTGGTATATTAGTTAAATTAGCTGCGCTGATAGATGGAAGTGCACCAGTTATATTTGCAGCAGGAATACCCGTTAGATTTGCAGCAGATATCGCAGGTAACGCACCTGTTAATTGAGCTGCAGGTAAATTAGTTAAGTTTGCTCCACTACCAGTTACATTACCAGAAAATGTTGTCGCAGTTATGACACCAGAAGTTATATTATTTACAGTTACATCAGCAGCAGTTCCATCGGCACGAAAAATTGAAATATCACCACCAAATCCAGTGATACTTGTTATTCCTGATATGCTATTTGGTCTAATTACTGTCATGACTTTATTTATTATACCACCACAAAATTACCATCAACATTCAAAACCCCGTTGACTGATACAGGACCTGCCATCAGACCATTCATTGAAGTTCCTATATAATGATTACCATTGATTGCATTATCATATAGTATCATACCATTACTTACATAGAGTCCTCTTGCAGAATTACCGATACCTTGTAAGTCGGCATCATCAGTTGTTGTAGTTCCAATACCTACAATTACAGCTGCGGTCTGTATACCAGTGACTGATGTAGTAAATGCACTTGAACCTCCACCACCTGCGATACTTATATCAATCGTATTACCAGTTTTCTTAAATGTATTACCAGCACCAACAAAGTTTAATGTGCGGACTGTTCCGATTGCAACACTTCCAGACTGAATACCCACAACTGGGTCAGAGTCGATTAGACTTACATTTCCAGACCTACCAAATAATCCAGTAACACCACTTGTAGAAGCACCAGCAAAACCAATGTGTCTGACATGAATGACTGTTCCCTGTGCAGGTGCAGAAGCAAATGTAAGTGAATTAGATCCTGTACCTGATACTGTATACGATCTAGTATTTTGTGAATCAGATGGATACTGCATCACACCATCTAATGCAACTAGTATATTATCATTATTAACAACTGCTCTTGAAAGAGTGAATGTAGTTGTGCTTCCATCAGCAGTGAATGTATCTACTTTATTATCTGAGATATCAAATGTAGGGAAATTATTTGCAACAAGATTTCCAAAAATTGTATCAGAAGAAGAGGGTGCAGATGCGAAAACTATGATTGAATCTACGTCTGTTCCATATCCATTTGCAGGATTTGGTGTATCATGAGGTCTTTGTATAACACCATTATGAGATATGAACAGTTGTGCTGCTCTTGTCATCTGTGCTTTTGTACCACCATCAAAGGTCGCTACAAACTTCTTATTAACTCCGTCAAATGCAACACTTAACGTATGTGCTGTGCCAGTTCCAGTTCCTGTGATATTAATTGCAGTTCCAGATGCAGCTCTAACAGCAGTTGTTGCTAACTTTATTGTATTATGATCTATCTTAATTGTAAAATATACTGTTCCATTTGTTAGTCCAGTGATGTTTCCTCCACCACCATTTGAATATGTGACTCTTGAACCCGTTAAAAATCTATGATTGTTAATTGTGATTGTATCTGCCACATGATTAACAACATTACTATCTGAACCATTAAAGGTTGTAGTAAAAGCAAGATCATCTAAGATCTTGAAACTATTATTCTCTCCTGTTGCGTTACGATTACCTAGATATGCCATATTACACCACCACTAAAACTGAACCTGTTGCAACATCAATCGTTGCTCCGACTGCAACATTGACTGTACCAATTAATAATCCATTCTTACCAGCAGGTACATTTATACTACTACTAATGTCATTGTCAATTAGAAGTGCACCATCAGTAATTGCAATGTTACCAAGTGCTTGTAATGCACCTTCGGAGTTTGCTGTACCAACTGCCTGTGCTGTACCAACACCAACAACTTTACTGGTTGCAACACCAACTTCATCAGATGCCCAAGTACCAGCAGCACCAACACCTCCACCTCCTCCTTGGAAGAAAACAGTTGCAATTCCAGTAGAAGAAACAAAAGCAGTCGTAACACCAGGACCTGCAAAGTTTATGGAAGTTACACCAGTTCCAACATCAACCGTTGAAGAATTATTATAGTTAGATGTCTTAATACCTAACTTTGCAGTATCATTTAGTTGTGCTAAACCTACAGAACCATCTGCAGGAACTCCTACACCTAAAGCAAGACCAAGAACAATAATAAAAGCATCATCAGATGCACCAGGTGCAGTCGCAAAAGTTATTTCATTATTGTTTATCTGATAAGCAGAGTCAGCTTCTTGAATTACACCTGCAACTGATACTAGAAGTGAGAATGATGAACCAGGAAAAAAATCACTACCACCACTCTTCAATTGAAAAGTTGTAGTAGATCCATCAAACTGAGATGTTATATCATCAAGTTTAAGATAGTTTCCTGATGTAAGTTCTCGACCTAAGTATGGCATGATTTAAAAAAAAAAATAATTAAGATGAAACTTCCATTAAAGTTATTGTAGAAACAGTAATTCCATCATATGAGTTGGTACCATTACTTAAACCATCAGATCCTCCACCACCACCATCTTGGAATGCAGCACTCCTATTAATGTAAACAGTAGCACCACTATAAGATCCTATTCTTACTTTATAAGTAACTGCTGATGTTGTATTAGGTTGATCAAGAGCATGAATGGGCACGTTGTAATAAGAATAACTTTCAGCACTTGTGCTTTTATGATCATTGAAAGCTTTAGTTACAATCGGACGGGTTCCAGAGGGTGTACCTCTAAAATTAATTAAATCAGTGCTATCTCTTCTTAATATCAGTCTACCCCCATATCCATTATTTAAACCAACAGACATATCAACAACAACAAAAATTTGATTTGAACTTGAATGAGGTGTTATTGTGCATTCAACACCACTATCATACATAGTTCCAGCACTTACACTAATAGTAGTTGCTGTTTTATAAACAAATTGTTTTATTTGTACAATACCACCACCAGTGTATATGTTAGTTCCTGCACTTTCAATACCACCAATAGGTAATATTTTATTTTGCACCACAGTGGGTGAAGTTAATATTCCAGTAACAACAGCACCAGATGCATTTGCTTGAACTTTTACATCACTACCATTTTTTAATGATGATGCATCAATACCAGTTAAAACTGATCCGTCACCCTTAAATTGTGTTGCAGTAACGATTCCTGTGACATCTATACCTTGTGAATTTGCAGTGACAGCTGAACCAACAACAATTTGATCCATCGTTGTGCTTGCTGTTGAGGCAGTAACAATACCAGTGACAGTTATACCATGTGGAAAATTAGGTGCACCGTTGGCATTCTCATTAGTTATTTGATTTGCTCTTAATCTCGACATGATTATGCTTTTTAGTTATTTAGTTTAATTGTAGGTGTATCTTCCTCTTAAAGAGGTGGTTGATAATCCTAATATATCAGGAATAAATTCATCACCATCTTTAATTATTAAATCAGCGGTGCCAGTAATTTTTATCTCAGAGTAATTTGTATAAGCAACAGTTGATGAAGGAGGAGGATCAATTGTTACTGTTGCACCGATACTTAATATCTTATCAGTAAAATAAATCTTATTTAGTGGATCTGTTTGAGTCTGTGATAAAGCAGTTCCTAAACCTGCAGCTGCACCAGTAGCCTCGGATATGTCACCAACAAATTTGGATGCAGTAACAACTCCTGAAAATGCAGCATTACCAGTTGATCTAATTGTAACACCTGCGCCAGTGCTTGAAACAACGTCAAATCCAATTGAATGTACGTTACTTTCACCAGTTTTAAAATTTAAAAATGTTGCAATACCAGCTGAGTCAAGACCACCAACATTTAAAACTTGATGAGTATTGATACCAGTTTGAGTAATTAACGTCCTGTTGGTAGACAGTGCCATATTATGTTATCTCCATAATTGTCAAGGCAACATCTAAGGTGCTATTTACATCACTCTTTGCTGTAACTGTATCAGCAGCTTCCACAACTATCTTATTTCCTTGCATGATTTCAAGTGATGAACCCTGTGGAATAGGGACATTCTTTAATATGCTTATATCATCTCCATTCGCACCTCTTGATATTCCAATTCCAACATTAATTCCTTGACCAGATACATTTGCAGCAGTCACACCAATTATAACTGTAGTCGTTGAAGCAGGTACTGTGTATATTCCAACTGTGGATACACCAATATTATTTTTCGATTTTAATTTAAAAGTATTAGCCATTTTTTATAGTTAAAAGGTGTAATATCCCCGTTGAGATATTTATAATCATCCCAAAGCAATCGCCAGAGCAACGACATCAGCATTCGTAACACCACCAGCAGACGTGACAGTTGCAGTGTTGCCTGAAACAGCAGCGGCAATTCCTGAACCAACAAAGTTGATTGTAGTAATACTACCAGCAGTTCCGACTGTTGAACCTTCATCTTTAATCGTTAAAGCATCAACACGAACAGTGGAGATACCAGTATTAGATGCTGCATCAACACCTATTAACGGACCTACAAAGTCAAGTCCTGTGGCACCAGTTGCTTTACTACCGCTACCCTCAGATATTCCTAGTCCTGCGATTGCATTAACAGTCACCGTCGCAATACCTGCACCAGCAGCTGCATCAGCAACAATAGCACTACCTATGAAATTGATAGTTGAAATACTGTTTGCTGTACCAACGATGGTGCTTTCATCACGAATTGTGATACCCTCAATCGCACCAGCAGGAGCAGAGTTTACCCATTGTGGAGCGGCACCTGCACCACTTGATGCAAGTATTTGACCTGCGTTACCTGTTGGTAGTACATCTGAATCATTATTAGAATCCTGATATACAATCTGATTTGTACCATTGATTGCGAGGTCAGTTGCAAGAGATGCAGTACCAGTTACGTTACCAGTTAAATTACCAGAGAAACCACCCTGAGATGTTGTGACACCGACTATTTGCACTCCACCATTTTCAGTGTATAAGGTTCTTACGTTATCGTAATATAATTCTGCTGATCCGTTTTGTATGAATCTTGCTTGTGTTTCACTAGTAGTAGAATTTGTAATGCGAACAACATCTCCACAAAGTTTTAATTCACCAGAACCAGCATCCTGAATATGTGAGTGACCTCCACTATGATAGATGAGTAAATCTTGACTATTTCCAAAAGCTGCTGTGTTAGAATCACCAAATCTTAATCTGTTAGTGGAACTAGAGAAGAAAATATTATTTCCATTCGCAGTTTCAAAGGTTACATCATCACTAAATGTAGAAACACCAGCAACAGAAAAACTACCAATACCAGCGTGACCACTTACATCTAAACTATCGGTTTCAGTCTTACCTGTTACAGTTACACCTGTGTTAGATGTAACTAATCTAACTGTGTTACTTGCACCATATAATTTTACAGTTTCATTATTAGTTACTTCTAAACCACCTTGGTTAAATACACCTCTAATGTGAACTGTTCCATTAGTATTTAAAATAGAAAATTCACCTGTTGAATTTGAAAGGGTAGCGTGGGTTCCGTTATGAAAAAGTTTTAAATCTGCACCAGTTCCAATTCTTAATTCATCATCATCTAATAAATGAACGTTATTACTAAAGGTAGATACACCTGCAACAGTGAGACTTCCAATACCTACAAGTCCACTAACATCTAATGAAGTCAGTGTGCCGACATTTGTTAGTGAAGAGTTGACAACACCAGAACCAAGAGTGGTAGCATTTAGAACTGATGTGTTGTTAATTTTATATGCTTTACCTGATGCAATATTTAAATGTTCAGAGGATGCTAAGTTATCACCTGTTGCTTCAAATTGGAATGTCTTATTACCATCCCCCGATGCAATTGTAATACCACCACCATTTGCAGCAGCGTCATTCGCAGAACCAGTTGCAACCTGAATATTTTTATCAACAATATTAACAGTCGTAGAGTTGACTGTGGTTGTTGTACCATCTACCTGTAAGTCACCAGCGATTACAACTTTACCTGTATTATCACCTACAGCTGCAGGGTCAAGAGTGAATGTCGCAGGACCTGAGATTGTGTTTGATGTGACTCTAATTGCTGAACCAGAAGCACCAGTATGAAACTCAGTACCAGTAATTGTACTTGAAGCATTTACAGTACCAGTAATACCTAACTGTGATCCATTGAATGTTAAATTACTATTGTCTTGTAACTCACCACCAGTTCCAGCAAGGACAACTCGACCTGATGTTAAATCTTCTACCTTTGCAGAGTTAGCAGTAAGTCCACCACGAAGAGTTGCGGCGTAATTACTATTAACTACATTTGAGTTAACCTGAACTGCATTGCCCATATAACCATGAGCAGTACACTGATAATGAAGCACTGTTGGTGTCTCATCACCGACTACAATCTGTGTATATGCACCTGCGTTACCAGCAGTTCCATTTACAGTAACACCTGTACTGTAAGTTGTTGTCTTATCTGCCTCAAGATAAAAATTTATGGGGTGGCCACTATTACTATTATCACTCTGATCAAACCTATAAGTTCTGCCAGGTGTAAGTGTTAAGAATGGAGAGAATACACCATCAATCAAATACCCTAAACCACTACCTTGTCCTTGATATCTGTGACTTGAATCTTTTGATGCGACTGTGACAGTATAAGTTTTAACGGTGTCACTATGCGGTGCTGAAAGATTTGTAAATCCTTTTAACTGACCAGCAACTGATAAATCACTTTGAAACGTGCCGACTCCAACAAACGTAGAGATGCCAGCTACAAGAAGATTTGTTGGATTAATTTGACCAGGAGATGAAACACCCTTACTACCAATGTATCTGTAACCAACAATGTAAATATTACCATCAGTTACACCACTTGGTAATCCAGATCCGTTAAAGTTTAGTACACCAGATGAGTAATCAAAGAACCATCCATCATTAGAACCTGAACCACCAGCTGGTAATAAAGTACCTCCAGAGTTTGGATCTCCTTTATAAACTTTAAGAACATAAGCAGTTCCAAACTGAGTATCAATCCAGTCAGATAAACGTGCAGAAGATGTATTGTTATATGTAGAGTACGCAACGAAAGCACGACTACCAGAAACAGAACTATCTGCTGTCATACGATGAGCAGAAGAAGTGCTATAAACTTTTACTATGGAAGTATCTGAACCTGGTGGAGTTGTTGGAATACTTAAACTCTGATTCCAGATGCTACTGTCAGGTACAACTAGTGGAGATGGTATGGATTCTGCAAAAGGTTCCTTTGTTGTACCACCACTTATCGCACCAGTTCCTGTTACAGATCCTGTTTTTGATAAGGTAAAACCAACTTTCTTTAATAGAAAATCGACTTTTTGTTCGGTAGTTGCTGACACTTAATTTACTCTCCTAATATTATGTATCTGACAATGATATATCACTAATAGAATTTCCATCAGTTAATTTAAATCTAATTAAAACTCGATTATTAGTATCATTAGAAGATGATTCTGATCCGAATACACAAGTAAATGTACCACCGTTCGTATCCATCACACCACCAGATGCACAACCTGGATTTGCATTATTTGGTACACCAGCACCGATGTACGCTTGGAACATATCTGCCCAACCATTTGTGTTAGATAATCCACTAGTCCATGTGGAATTATCAGGCATACAAACAAAACATCCTGCGAGTGAACCAGTGTAAGAAATATTAAACTGTGAGATAGCAGATTGTATGAACTGGAACTGGAAGTATTGAGTTCCACTTCTACCAGAAGATAAATTAGGACCTGCTGGAAGATATCCAGAAGCATAATTTGTCTGGTCGTGACGTAAATCTCCACCTCTTACAATTGCTTCATATACCGCAGGAGTTCCTGCAGCGTTACCATCCCAAGTCACAAAAGTCGGAGTTGGTGTATCACCAGATGCTCCTGCCTTGACTCTGGTAGCAGAACCACCAGTCAAACTACCAACGGTACACTCAATAGCATCTTCATCAACGTTGTTCGTAAAGTCAGCAGTCGTTCCCATGATGTTGACTGCCTGACTGACTGTTGCCCTTTCATTTAAATCACTCCCGTATGGTGTAGTACAATCCCATCTATGGAAATGATTAGAAGTTATAGTTGCGTGTACGTTTCTTGGAACGTGAGTTGCAGTTACAATCGCAGGAGTTCCTGATGCACCCCAGTTTCTTTGAGGTGGATGAGTTCCCTGTACACCAGAAACAGTTGTCTCATTAAAAAGTTTAGATGCATCTGGTCTGGTAAATCCAGTGGTTTGATTTTCAGCAGTGAGTAGTACATTATTATTACTATTGTACATATCACCAGTTGCATTGGTGACAGATATCACATAACTGAATGCATTTCCTGATGCCTCAGTATAGTGAGGAACGTATGATGAGTATGATAATGTTGGTGATGAAGGTGGAGAAACAGCACCAAATGTCATATCAGGAACACCTACTGAACTTGGATCTTCATACCAGAAGGTTGATTGAGTTGTGCTTGAGTCTTGTGTAAAGAATGCTTTGTTAAATCCATCAGGTGATGGTGCATTTAATAACTTCGCATCATATATCTGATAGAATTGTGATGTAATGCCTGGATTACGAGTTGAATTAGATGCGTCCTCGTTATTTGAAATAACTAATTTATCATAGGTTCCATCATTATTTCCTGTTGATAGAGTGGTTGTTCCAACTCCAACTGCATTTATAAACCCTGTGACAGTTCCAGCATCACCTGGTCCAAATTCTGTTAAGGGGTCAGTCGTAACTTGACTAGTTGTATTTCTAACGTATGAAGTAGTTCCTGTTTGATCGGGTGCAGCACCACCAGTATTGTTTACAGGAGTAAATCCAGCACATAGAAAATGCTCTGTATCATTTGTTAAATCGACAGCGACACCATCAATTGTATCTGGTGGATCAGGAACTAACTTTCCTAATATAAAATTTAATTCGTTTATTGAATCCTTTGTATGATCTGAACTGTTTATCGTAAATGCTCCTGACTTAAATCCACCTGCAGGTGTTCCTATAACTTGATTACCAGTATATGTTGTGGCAGTTACAGTTCCGACATATTCAATCGAACCTCCACCATATGTCTCTTCCCAAGGATTAAGTAATGCAACCGTATCAGCTATACCAACACCATTAGTCTCTCTTTCTGCATATAATTTTCCATCATAAGTGTTAAGAGCAATCTCTCCTAACTCTAAATCTGCCAAAGTGGGTCTCTTCCCTGCTATGGCAGAGCGTTTAAATCTATATGGTGTCGCCATTTAACTCATTCGGTATGTACCAAAAAAAGGCAGTATATACTGTCTATGTTTTATTTATTCAAGTTGCATTATTCCGTCTTGGTCGATAAGTAAATAAGTTAGTTGGTGGGTCTGGTTCCATCCATTCTTTTATCTTTTCATATCTCTCATTACTAAAAAACTCCTGAGAGAAATACCATTCTTCCCACGGAGTGTGTGACTTATCTTGATTGCAAGAATGACAGCAACATACTACATTCTTTGTAAAGTCTGCTCCTCCTTTAGAACGAGGAACAATGTGATCTATTGTTATGTGATTATCTGATCCACAGTAAGCACATTCATAATCCCATGATTCCTTTATCTTTCGCCTCCATAACCTTTTTGCTTCTTGTGAACTAGTTGTTTCCAAATTGAACAAATACTGTTGAGGTGAAGATAAAACTCTCATACGTGCTTGCGACTTGTTTTTATTTATCGTTTTTA